CTACAAAAAATAATAAAAAAGTTTCTGACGCACAAAACGCAAAAGCTGCAGATGTTGACGCTAGTAAAAAACCAGACACAGAAGCTGGTGTTACTAAAGTTGCAACTCCAGGCGAAACGTTAAAAGTAGAAGAAACTGAAAAAGAAGAAGTTATTGACGTTTCTGATGATGTAAAAGCATTAATCGGAGATGAAAAATTAACTGAAGAATTTAAGGCAAAAGCTGCAACTATATTCGAAGCTGCAATCAAATCAAAATTGAAAGTAGAAAAACAAAAAATCGAAGATGGTTACAATAAAAAACTTAAAGAAGAACTTGATACTACAAGAGTAGAACTTGTTGAAAAAGTTGATTCATACTTAAACTACGTAGTTGAAGAATGGATTAAACAAAACGAGATTGCTATTGAGCGAGGTATCAAAGGCGAAATCGCTGAGGACTTTATTACTGGTCTAAAAAAATTATTTGAAGATCATTACATAAACGTACCAGACGAAAAATATGACGTGTTAGAAGATCAAGCTTCTAAAATCGAAGAGCTTAACAAGAAATTGAACGAGCAAATCGATGCTAACGTTAAACTAAATTCTGAAATTGGTAAATTGACAAGACAAGATATAGTAGATGCTGTATCTAAAGACTTGCCAGATACTAATAAAGAAAAGTTTAGCAAGTTAGCTGAAGAAATTGAATATTCTAATGCTGAAGAGTTTAAGAAAAAAGTATCGACTATTAAAGAGTCATACTTTTCAACAAAAGAGATTTCATCTAAAAGTGAAATAGATAACGTTGCCGAAGGCGAAACAACGCAAGTTGATTTGTCAAACGCTATGACTGCTTACACGGCCGCTATCACAAAAACAAAAGACACCATTAAATTGGGTTTTAAAAAATAAAGGGAGAAAATAAAAGATATGTACTTATCTGAACAATTAGTTAAAAAGTGGTCACCGGTCCTTGAGCATCCAGAACTCCCAAAAGTTACGGATAGTTATAAAAGAGCGGTAACTGCAGTTATCTTGGAAAACCAAGAGAGAGCACTAAGAGAAGATAGAGCATTTATGTCAGAAGCTGCTCCAGTAAACAGCACTGATTCATCTTACATTCAAAATTGGGATCCAATCCTAATTTCTTTAGTAAGAAGAGCAATGCCAAATCTTATCGCATACGACATAGCAGGCGTACAGCCTATGACTGGTCCAACTGGACTAATCTTCGCTATGAGAGCGAAATATCAATCACAAGCTACATCAAATGAAGCATTATTTGATGCTGCTGATACTGACTACTCTGGTAGAAACAAAGCTGGTTCTTCAACAGGTGGATACTCATCTACTGCTGATTCAGGAACTAACCCAGCGTTATTAAATGACGCTTCACCAGGAACTTATACAACTGGTACAGGAATGTCAACTGCTGCTGCTGAAGCACTAGGTGATTCTTCTGGAAATAGCTTTGCTGAAATGGCGTTTTCAATCGAGAAATCGACTGTAACTGCTAAATCAAGAGCCCTTAAAGCTGAATACACTATGGAACTTGCTCAAGATCTAAAAGCAATCCACGGTTTAGATGCTGAAACAGAACTTGCAAACATTTTATCTGCTGAGATCCTTGCGGAAATCAATAGAGAAGTTGTAAGAACTATTTACATCAATTCAGAAATTGGTGCTCAAGTTTCTACAACAACAGCTGGTGTATTTGACTTAGATACAGATTCAAACGGAAGATGGTCCGTAGAACGTTTCAAAGGTTTAATGTTCCAAGTTGAAAGAGAAGCAAACTTTATCGCACAAAGAACACGTAGAGGAAAAGGTAACATTCTGATCACTTCTTCAGATGTTGCATCTGCTCTACAAATGGCTGGCGTGTTAGACTATACACCTGCATTAAACAATAATCTTAATGTAGATGACACAGGTAACACTTTTGCTGGAATATTAAATGGAAGATATAAAGTTTATATCGATCCGTATTCTGCAAACCAAGCAGCTAAACAGTTCTTCGTAGTAGGATATAAAGGTACATCACAGTATGATGCCGGAATATTCTATTGTCCATACGTTCCACTACAAATGGTGAGAGCAGTAGGACAAGACTCGTTCCAACCAAAAATTGGTTTCAAAACGAGATACGGTATCCAAGCTAACCCATTTGCTGAAGCTGGTGCTTCATCTGCAACTGCGGTTATCAATGGTGCTGGTTCTGCGAATGCGAACAGATACTACAGAAAAGTTCAAGTAACTAACTTAATGTAAGATACTTGTTACTTTCTAGTAACACGATTAAAGGGAGAGTCTAAAAAACTCTCCCTTTTTTTTTATATAAATAAAATTATGAAATCATTGATGAAAGATATATATTTGTGGATTAATCGTATATCATTCAAATCAAAAATCTTAGATAATTATTCAGTTTGTCCCTTTGCTAAATCTGCTACATATAAAATATTTGAAGTAAATTTTAAAGATATAAATTTAGATTTGATTGAATATAATTGTGATGTCATCATATTTGTTATCAAAGAAAAGACTTCTATTGGTAAGTTAAAAAGTAAATGTAAGATACTAAACAAAAAATATAGAAATTATATATTTTTACCAGATCATAAACAATCTAAAACCTTCATAAAAAAAATATCTACAGGTAATGGTAAACACAATATAATATTGTGCCAAGATAAAAAAGAATTAAATAACGCTAGAAAAGTATTAACAAAAACAAACTATTATAAGAATTGGTCTAAAGAGTATTTAAAAGAAATTATGGGATATGGTAAATGATATACACAGAATTTGATCCTTTACAGGAAGTTATTGTTGGCGATTGTTATGATCCCGGCGATTTAGATTGGGCTTTACCTAAAGATACTATAGATGGATTTAATAAAATATTAGAAGAAACTAAAGAAGATTTAAATAATCTTTCTGATTTTTTAATTAAATCAAACATTAAAGTACACAGACCTGAAGTTATTAAATATAAAAAAGAATTTGATTTAGTTAACTTTAAAGTTAATTTTCCAATTTGTCCTATAGTTCCAAGAGACCAATACATTGTTATAGGTGATACTATATTACAAACTTATACAAGTTATACTGATAGATATTTTGATTCTTTATCTTATTCAAAAATATTTACACAGTTATTTAAAGAAGGTTATAACTGGTTATCTAGTCCACCCCCTATATTAAAAGATTTAAATAATATAGATAATTGGTATACTAGAAAAGATATCTATAGTGATTTATTAAAAGAACAATTATTGTTTCATACTGCTGTTATGTTTAAAGCAGGCGATAGTGTAATTTATAACGGAACAGGTCCTGGTTCTAAAAGAGGATTGAATTGGGTTAAAAGAAACTTACCTGATATCCGTTTTATTGAAAACGAAGGAACTATAACTGATAATTATGGCCACATAGATCACGGGTTTATTTTAATAAATGATGATACGGTAATACATAATAATATTGATTGGGTTCCTTTATGTTTAAGGAATAAAAATTTAATAGACGTTGGTAAGTATCTTCCACCTTTAAACTTTGAAAAGTATGTTAATGAATATAAGCAAACGGGTGGTAAATATTCAAAGTCTTATTTGGAATCATATTTAAATAATTGGAGAGGATTTTCACAAGAAGTTTGTTTTGATTTAAATGTATTAATATTAGATAGTAATAATATATTGTTTAATAGAGAAATACCTGCATTGTTTAAATATCTAAAAACTCTAAACATTAATAGCCATTGTATTCCTCAACGTCATAGTTTATACTGGGAAGGTGGTGTACATTGTTTAACATTAGATATTAAACGTAAAGGTACAAAAAGACGTATTATAAGTTAATATAAATATTACTATGACAATTACTAACTCATATACCAGACAACCAACTAAACTAGACTATGCTAGTCCTACACAGTTTAAATTCAGTATAATCAAGTTACCTAAAGTAGAGTATTTTTGTACTGCTATAAACGTTCCTGGAGTAAGTTTAAATTACGTAGAACAACAAACACCTTTAAAAGATATTCCATATCCTGGAGAAAAATTAAAATATGGTGATTTACAAGTTTCATTTATAGTAGATGAGAATTTAGAAAACTATAGAGAAATCCACGGCTGGTTAGTTGGATTGGGGTTTCCTACAGATTCTAGCCAATTTAAAACTTTAGCAGAAGCTGGAGCTGATAGATTTCCTACAAGTAGAAGTTCAGTAAGTAGTGAGATTGGAAAAGTTAAATTTAAGTCACCTAGTCAAGGTGGTACAGTATCGGATGCCACACTTATGATATTAACAAATAAAAACAATCCTGTACTTGAAATAAGATTTGAAGATATCTTCCCTATAAATGTAGGTAATTTAAACTATAATCAACAAGCAACAGATATTAACTATTTAACTGTAGATGTAACATTTAAATATAAGGTTTATAACTTTGCTAATCCTGGCAGTTCTCAAACATTAGTAACAGTAACTTAGGTTGATTTTATTATAGTTTTGTGTTATAATAATATTATATTATGTTAAAAATACATAAAAAAATAACATTAGATTTGCCTGCTTTTACTAATAATATTATTGTTAGTATGTCTGGTGGAAGTGATAGTACATTGTTAACTTATTTGATAGCAAAACATTTAAAAGATAGTAAAATTAAAAAAACTATAACACCTTTAATTTTCTTACCTAAAAATCATACTAATCATTTTTTAAATAAAAAATCTGATGATATATTAAAACAAATAACTAAATTAACTAAATTTAAGTTTTGTAAAAAAATAATAAAGTATTTAAAACATAAATTTGAACTGTCATCTAACGATTTTAATAGTTTTAAACAAACTGATTTTATTGTTTTAGGAGCAACTAAAAATCCTAATGTTAAGTTTAAAGATAATGAAAATAGAGATAAAAAAAGAGATAATGAAAAATATATGATTGATAATGATGGTACTAAAATTGATAAAAAATTTATTCCTTTATATCATTTAAATAAAAAAGATATTGCTTTAATTTATAAAGAAAACAATCTATTAAAAACTTTACTACCTTATACATATAGTTGTATAAATGAAAACCAAGAACAAACCAATCAATATAAAAAGCCCTGTAAAAAGTGTTGGTGGTGTGAAGAAAAGAAATGGGCATTTGGAGTATATTAATGACACTTGAAGAACTACAAGAACAAGCAGACAAAGACCTTAAAATTAATGATGTTGAATTAGATTTAGAATCATTAAGAACACCACAATTACACAATAAGTATATGAAACACTATACTAAGTTTAAACTTCTATTAACACGTGCTGAGGACGATTTTAAGACACTTAGACGTGATAAGTGGGAGTATTATACTGGTAAGTCAGACCCGAGTGTATATATTAATAAACCTTTTGATTTGAAGATATTAAAAACTGATATAGACAAATATTTAGATGCTGATGAAGATATAAAACTATTGTCTCAAAAAGTTGTATATTTACATACCGTTGTTGATTTTTTAGATCGTACATTAAGAATGATAGTCAATAGAACTTATACAATTAAAAATGCCATAGAGTGGAGAAGGTTTACAAGTGGCGCTGTATAATGACACTTATTAAATACATTATCATAGATAAGAAAAACGAAGTATATCTTAAAATAGAAGCTGATGATTCTATACGTAGAGAGTTATCAGAATATTTTACGTTTGAGGTACCAGGTTATAAATTTGTTCCTGCTTTTAGAAATAGAGTTTGGGATGGTCGTATTAGATTATTTTCATATGCTACTGGACAAATATATGCTGGTCTATATCCTTATATATTAAAATGGTGTGAAGAAAATAAAATACAAGTTGTTGATGGTACTAAAAATAAAGATACTGAGGTAGATATAAAAGCTGTTGATGGATTTATAAATGCTTTAAAAATACCTTTAGAAGTGCGTGATTATCAAAGAGAAGCATTTATTCACAGTCTTAGAAAAAATCGTTGTTTATTATTGTCTCCTACAGCCTCAGGTAAATCATTAATAGTTTATCTATTAGTAAGATTCAATTTAATTCGTTTAAAAAAACTAAATCAAAAAATACTAATTATTGTTCCTACTACATCTTTAGTAGAACAGTTATATAAAGACTTTGAAGATTATGGGTGGGATTCAAATAAAAATATACATAGAATATATCAAGGTCACGATAAAGAAACAAATAAAAACGTAATTATATCAACGTGGCAATCAATTTATAATATGCCTAAGAAATGGTTTAAATCTTTTGGTATGGTTATTGGTGATGAGTGTCATTTATTTAAAGCTGTTTCTTTAAGTAAGATAATGACTAAATTAGAAGATTGTAAATATAGATATGGGTTGACAGGTACTTTAGATGGAACAAAGACTAACAAATTAGTTTTAGAAGGTTTGTTTGGTGCTGTTAATAAAGTTACATCAACTGCTGAACTACAAGAAAAGAAACAATTAGCTGATCTTAAAATTATATGTTTAATACTTCAACACGATACTCACTCTAAACAGTTTTTAAAAGATAAAAGTTACCAAGAAGAAATGGATTTTTTAGTATCGAATGAAAAAAGAAATAAGTATATTCGTAATCTATGTTTAAATTTACAAGGTAATTCTTTAGTACTATTTCAGTACGTAGAGAAACACGGAGTAATATTAAAACAACTTATAGAAGATAAGGCTAAAGATAAAAAAATATTTTTCGTTTATGGTGGGGTAGAAGCTGAAGAAAGAGAGAAGATAAGATTTATAACTGAGAAATCAGATAACGCAATTATAATAGCTAGTTATGGAACATTTAGTACAGGTATTAATATAAGAAATTTACATAACATAGTTTTTGCGTCTCCGTCAAAATCTCGTATTCGTAATTTACAATCTATTGGAAGAGGTTTACGTTTAAAGGATAATAAATCAAGTGCAACACTATATGATATAGCTGATGACCTTTCTTATAATGGAAAAGAAAACTATACTTTAGCTCATTTCCGAGAGAGGATAAATATATACACAAGTGAAAACTTTACCTACGAAATACACAACATAGAATTAAATAATGGACGAGATCAAAATAATTAAATTAATAAACGGCGATGACATTGTTTGCACTCTAGCAAAAGAACAGTTGCCACAGGACTCGCCTTTACTTAGATTGGAAAGGCCGTTACAAATTAAATACGTATCACAGTTAACAGCTAAAGGTCTAAGAGACTATATTGCTTTAATTAAATGGACTGCATATACGAATGATTTAATCGTAACTCTCCCAAAAGATAAAATTATAACTATTACTAAAGCTACAGATGAACTAGCCAAAAGTTATTATGATGTATCATCTAAGTATGATCTAATAGAAACTCCAAAAAGAAAAGAAGAAGAAAAGCCCAAACCGTTAAGCAAAGAGGAGAATGATAAGTATAATGAATTGTGGGATGGCTTTAGAGATAAAAAGAAAACACTCCATTAACTCTAACTCTATACTATTTCTTCGCTCTACAAGCTCAGTATATCATTTTAAATGAAAAAGTCAACCAATTTTAAAAACGCATTTTTTTGTATAAGTGATTGACAAATAACACAAACTGTAGTATATTTAAATAATGACAACATCAAAAAAATCAAAAGAGCATTACGTAAGTAATAAAGATTTTTTGGCCGCAATGATTGAATATAAAAAAACAGTCAAGCAATCGGTTAAAGAAGGTAAAACAAAACCAAGAGTACCTGATTATATTGGAACTTGTTTTTTAAAAATAGCAAATCACTTATCATATAGACCGAATTTTATTAACTATACTTTTAGAGATGATATGATTTCTGATGGTATAGAAAATTGTTTACAATACTTAGATAACTTTAATCCCGATAAATCAAATAATCCTTTTGCATACTTTACACAAATTATATATTATGCATTTATAAGAAGAATACAAAAAGAAAAGAAACAAGTAACAATCAAGCATAAGATGTTATTAGATTCTAATTTTGATGATATGACACTACAACCTGGTGAAGATAGAGAATTCCATAATCAGTTTACAGAATTTTTAAAAAAGAATTTACCTATAGAAGAAGTACCCAAGATTGAAAGTCTTGCTCATCATAGAGAGATGAAAAAACAAAATCAAAAGAAAAAAAAGAAAAAAAGTAAATTAGAATATTTTATTAATTAGTATGAAGATTGCTTTATTAAACGATACCCATTTTGGTTGTCGTAATGACTCCCCTGCTTTTATTGAATATCAAAACAAATTTTTTGATGATATCTTTTTTCCTTATTTAATAGAAAATAATATAAAAACGGTAATTCATTTAGGCGATGTTGTTGATAGAAGAAAATTTATTAACTTTCAAGTAGCACATAACTTTCAAAAAAAATTTTGGAAAAGACTATGGGACTTAAAAATAGATACTCATATTATTATAGGTAACCACGATACATATTATAAAAATACAAACGAAGTAAATTCAATGCAACAATTAGTTACAACGTTTGATGGAGTAAATGAGCCTTGGATATATACTAGTCCTAAAACAGTTAACTTTGATGGACTTGATATATTATTTTTACCTTGGATATGTGATGCAACAGCAGAAGAATCATTACACGCAATAGACAAATCTACAGCGCAAATATGTATGGGCCATTTAGAAATAAAAGGTTTTGAAATGCATAGAGGACATCTTAATGAACAAGGACTAGACAAAGATCAATTTAAAAGATTTGAAAAAGTTATATCAGGACACTTTCATAAAAAATCAGATGACAAACATATCTATTACCTAGGAACACAATATGAAATTACGTGGTCAGACTTTCAGTGTCCTAAAGGCTTTCATATATTTGATACACAAACAAGAGAAATAAGTAGAATAGAAAATCCTAATAGAATTTTTAAAAAATTTATGTATGATGATACAAAGGAAGATTATATAAACAAAGATATAACTGAATACGAAAATTGTTTTGTAAAACTTTTTATTGTACAAAAAAAGAATCAAGATATGTTTGATAAACTCATAGACAAGTTTCATAATCAAATTAATATACACGAATTAAATATTATAGAAGATACTACAAGTGATCTAACAGCTACAGTTAAAGACAATATTTTAGAACAAGGTGAAGATACTCTTACATTTTTAAATAATTATATTGATCAGATAGATACGGCATTAGATAAAAACAAACTTAAAAATTATGTAAAAGAACTTTACGTTGAGGCAAACGAATGATAGTATTTAAAAAGATTAAATGGAAAAACTTTTTATCTACTGGTAATACACCAATAGAGATAGCTTTAAATACAGCTCCTTCAACATTAATTATAGGTACAAATGGTGCAGGTAAATCTACTTTATTAGATGCAATATGTTTTGCGTTATTTAACAGACCATTTAGATCAATTAAAAAAGAGCAAATCGTAAACTCAATTAATGATGCTGACACAATAGTTACACTAGAGTTTAGTATTGGTACAAAAGAATATAAAATTATAAGAGGTATTAAACCTACGTTGTTTGAAATATACTTAGATGATAAATTATTAAATCAAGATGCATCAAGTGTAGATTATCAAAGATATTTAGAAAATAATATTTTAAGATTAAACTATAGATCGTTTGTACAAGTAGTTATATTGGGGTCATCATCATACGAACCATTTATGAGATTAAGACCTAGACATAGACGTGAGGTTGTAGAAGAAATATTAGATATAAGAGTTTTTGGAAATATGGACGTTCTATTAAGAAATCAACAAACAGCCTTAACAGATAGTATTGTAGATTTAAAACACAAGTGTGATATAGTAGAATCAAAATATGAATTGGAACAAAAACATTTTAATGAGATACAAAATCGTAACATAAACGACAAAGATGTTAAAAAGGGTATATTAGAAGAAAACAAAAAATCGTTAGAAAAATATATAGAAGATGTTGATACATATAATAAAGAAATAGATCAACATAATATTTCTTTAAAAGAATTAGACACTTATAATAAAAAAGCAAATCAATTATCAAAACTAGAAGCCAAAATAGAAACAAATTTATTAAAACATAAAAGAACATTAGAGTTTTTTCAAAACAATGATACTTGTCCCGAGTGTACTCAAAATATAAACTTGTCCCTTAAATCAGACAAGTTAACTTCAGAAACATCTAAGATATCAAAACTAGATGAAGGACTGAAACAACTACTATCAGAAATAATAGAAACTGAAACTGTTATTAATAATCTAAATGCAACATCACAAAAAGTAAATGAATTATTAGTTAAAGTTGCAAAAGCAAATACTTCAATAGAAGCATTAAAGAAATATAGTGATAGTATACACAGTGAGATTTTATCTTTAGAAAATAAACAAACAGATGGTAAGAATATACAAGAACAATTAAATCAATTAAAGATTGACCTAGAATTAAGTAAAAAAGAACTAATAAGAATTACAGAAGAAAAACAATACATTGACGTTTTAAGAGAATTATTAAATGATAAAGGTGCTAAGGCAATGATAATTAAAAAGTATATTCCAATAATGAATACTTTAATAAATCAATATTTACAATCAATGGATTTCTTTGTATCTTTTCATTTAGATGAAGAATTTAATGAAACAGTAAAAAGTCGTCATAGAGATAACTTTGATTATAATAATTTTAGCGAAGGCGAAAAACTAAGAATAGATCTAGCACTGGTGTTTACTTGGAGAGCAATAGCTAAAATAAAAAATAGTGCTCATACAAACTTATTAATATTAGATGAAATTTTTGATAGTAGTTTAGATGGTCAAGGAACAGATGATTTCTTTAAAATTCTTAGATCATTAACTAAAGAAAATATCTTTATTATATCGCATAAAGGTGATATACTATTTGATAAGTTTACTAATATAATTAAGTTTGAAAAAGAACATAACTTTACGAGGTTACAAAATGTCTAATGAAATAAAAGAAGTAGTGTGGGATAAAGTAGATGAAAATGGAAATCCTGTTAATCCACGTTTAGCTACAAAAGAAGAAATAGAAAAAAAGAAAACAGAAAAAAAATCACTTAAATTAATATCGCCAAGTGATCCTAGAGTATTAAGTGCTATTGCACCTTTTAACGATAGTATGTTAAAAGAACATAACTTTAAAGATAGACAAGAACTTTCAGATGTAATGTTTGAAACAATGTTTAGATATGGAGGGTTGGGGTTATCAGCCAATCAAGTAGGATTACCTTTTAATATGTTTGTATTTGGTGGGCATCCCGAAATAGAAAAAGGAGTTAAAATAACTTGTTTTAATCCTATGATTATATCTGCAGAAGAAGAAACAGTTGTTATGAAAGAAGGGTGTTTGAGTTTTCCTTTTTTATTTTTAAGTCTAACTAGACCTAGAAAAATAGTTGCTAAGTATGAAGATGAAAAAGGGGAGTTAAAAGAAGCTCACTTAGATGGTATGATGAGTCGTATATTTCAACACGAATACGATCATATGTTAGGTAGAATATTTACTGAACGTGCAAGTAAATTAAAACTTGATATGGCTTATAAAAAAGCAGAAAAAGAAATAAGTAGATTGGAAAGGAGAAGAATGTTAAATGGTTAGTTTTACAGATGAACCTTTAAAACCTAAAATGTCACAAGAAGAAAGAGATAAACTTCTAAAAGAATTTTTAGATAAAGGTGGTAAAGTTACAAAATTAAAACCAGGTATTGCTGAAGGCGCAGGTTCTTTAAATAGAAGTAAAACCTTACAGTGGTCACAAAAAGATATAATAGAACAAGAAAAAGAATAATGTATAAACCATATACAATGAAAGACGTATTAACGTCAGCTGAAAGAAAACTGTTTACAGTTATTTCTACTTTTGCAGGTGGAGGAGGTTCCTCTACAGGTTATAAATTAGCTGGTGGTAACGTATTAGTTGTAAATGAATTTGTAGATGCCGCGGTAGATACATATAAAGAAAATTATCCCGATACGCCTGTTATTAAAGATGATATAAAAAAATTAACGGGTAAAGACTTTTTAGAACTTGCCAAAATATCAAAAGGCGAATTAGATATACTAGATGGTTCTCCACCTTGTTCAGCATTTAGTATTGCAGGTAAAAGAGAAAAAGGGTGGGATAAAACTAAAAAATATTCAGATGATAAACAAGTTGAAAACATAGAAGATTTATTTTTTGAATTTATTAGAATAGCAAATGATATACAACCTAAAATAATCATTGGTGAAAACGTTGCTGGTATTACGATGGGTGAAGCAAAAGAATATTACAATCGTATTATAAATGAGTTTTCAAATATAGGATATGAGGCAGTAGGTAAAGTATTAAACTCTGCTGATTATGGTACACCTCAAGCTAGACAAAGATGTTTCTTTGTTGCCATTAGAAATGATATAATGGGTAAAATTGGATTAAACTTTATGAATATGGAAAGTGAAGTATATCCAGTACCATCAGGAACTAAAGTTACATTGAAACAAGCAATAGATAATATTCAAAACGATCCTGAAGAAGAAAAGATGTTATTAGACTTTGTACAAGGTTCGTTTCAAAAAAAATGGATAGAACTATTAGAATTTAATCCAACTAAACATTTAAAACCATCAGATCCAAAATACATAGAGATTAATCCAAAACAATCTATGTTCAATATGATAAGACCGTGTCCCGATCTACCTTGTCCTACAGTTACACAAGCTGGACAAAAGATGGGATTATCAGGAGTATTTCATTACGCAAAAAATCGTAAATTAACTATACAAGAATTAAAAAGAGTTATGGGGTTACCTGATGATTTTAAACTATCAGGTAAATTTGATCAACAAGCTGAAAGAGTTGGAAGAATGGTTGCTCCATTATGTATGAAAAGTTTGATAGAAAATCTGTATTTAAAAGTGCTGAAACCATTAAAATCTTAAAAAAAATAGGTACTTGCATCACAATTTAGACACAATTCTTTTTAAGTCATTGAATTTATTATCTTTTTTCTTTGGCTGTAATCATTGTAAAATACGATTAAAGGTGTTATATTATATATATGATTAACACTAAAACAGTTAATATTGATTCTAAGTCTCAACTTGCCAAACTATTTGCAACTGAAAATTTATCAGTAGAGCATAATAACGTAAGAACAGCCTCTTTTGATTTAGAGAATAGAATTGTTACATTACCAATATTTAAAAAACCATCAGGTGACGTTTACGATATGTTAACGGCTCACGAATGTTCTCACGCATTACATACTCCTTTAAAAGCATGGTCTAAATTAGAAGATCCAAAATATAGAGCTTATGTTAACGTTATTGAAGATACTAGAATAGACAAATTAATTCAAAAAAAATATCCAGGTATAGTAAAAAACTATATTAACGCTTTTGAAATTCTAACTAAAGATAATTTCTTTGGTTTAAAAGGTAAAAATATAAACACAGATTTAATGTTAATTGATAAAATTAATATGTATTATAAGTCATCTAAAAAATTAAAATTTAACTTTTCAAAAGAAGAACAATCGTGGGTAGATAAAATTGACAACATCAAAACATTTACAGACGTATTAAAAATTGCTAAAGAGTTATATGGATGGCAAGAAAAGCAATTAGAACAATTATCTAAGTTACCAGACTTTGACAATCACCCATTATCTAAAAATTATAAATTAGATAAAAACGGCAAATCAACAATTCAAATTACAGTTAAAACTGAAAGCGATAATAATAACCCTTCAAATAACAATTCAGACGAATCAGAAGATAAACAAAAAAGCAGTTCTTCTGTTGGTAACCCTTATGGTGCTGGTGGTGATAATATTAAAGTTGACACTGCTTTAGATTGTATTACTGATAAGTCTTTTGAACAATCAGTAGATAAATTATTAGATAAAACTAAAAATTATAGATACTCTACTTTACCTGAACCTAATTTAAAAAATGCTTTAGTATCTTACGATCAATTTTTAAAAGATATGAGAGATAACAATACTAATCATTTTAAAAAACATCTTAACGATATTCAGTCTAATCACGAACAGTATATAAAATACTGGAATTGGATTAAACAAGACTTTCTAAAATTCAAAAAAGACAGCACAAAAACAGTAATGTATTTGGTTAAAGAATTTGAAATGAAAAAAGCAGCGACTGCTCATAAGAGAGCAACTACTGATAAAACAGGTGTTATTGATTCTCTTAAATTAAAAAACTATAAATTCAGTGATGATATTTTTAAAAGATTGACAGTATTACCTAATAGCAAAAATCACGGTATGATTATGTTATTAGATTGGTCAGGTTCAATGTGTGATATTATGAATAAAACTGTACACCAATTATGTAATCTAGTTTGGTTTTGTCAAAAAATTAATATACCTTTTGAAGTATATTTGTTTAAAGATGTACAAGATAAAAAAGGCGATACTAAAGAATATTTTAAATTAAAAAATGGTAATATGTTTGCTGAAAAATCTCAACTAGTAAATGTTGCTAGCCACAGAATGAAAAAAACAATATTACACGAATCATTATTACACCTTTATTCAATGGCCACTTATTTCAATAGAAATTACGCTTATTCTTTTGATAATATTGCTGAAAGAGGATATGTGATTCCAGTAGATCAAAATTATCATTTAACATCAACACCGTTAAATGAAGCAATTATAATGTGCAATAAATTAATACCTTTATTTCAAGCAAAATATAAAGTAGAAAAACTATCATTTATTACTCTTACTGATGGTGAATCTAATAGTGAGATTGCTAGTTACAATTTTAATAATTCTTTACCAAACAATAAATCTGATAGTAGATATGATGCACAGACAGTTATTAAAGAAGGTAAGAAAACATATACTACAAAAACTGGTTACGAAGGAAGACATTATAATTCTAATAGAACAGCACTTACATCTTCATTATTAAAAATATTACAATCAAAATATAATGTTACTACTATTGGTTTTTACTTAACTAAAAGAGTTAATAAAAATTCCTTTAGTCAATTTGTAGATGAATACTTTTCAAAAAATGGTAAATTTACATACAACCCAAACTTTGAAAAAATCAGAAAACAATTTTTAAAAGATAAGGTAATAGAAATATCTAAAGATGGTTATAACTCTTACTATGTCGTTAATGCTAAAGATATGAATATTGAAAACGCCGATTTAAGTACTGTTAATAGTGGTAATACTACTAGTGAAATTAAACGAATCTTTACCAAATCTATGAAAGGTAGACTGCATTCCAGAGTATTATTGAACAAATTTATAGAACAAATCGTTTAAGTATATGATTTTAAAAGGTTTTTTCTTTAAAAAATGACACAATGATGACACAATTATATGTTATTATATATGTATAAACTAAATGATGAAAGGACTAAACTAAATGATTGATCTTAATAAGTCTCAAAAAGACTTCGTAGAAAAAGCTTATGCTTTCTACAAAAAAGAAGTTTTAACTAGAGCTGAAATTAATGATTTTTATAAATCAGAAAAATTGAAAAACCCGTCTTGGTTAAAAGCTGACGAATATAAAGTAGGTAGAGGTACTTATAAATTACCTATGGCAAATTCAAAATCAAGTAAGGTTGAAAAAACAACTGATATTGAAATTAAAAAAGAAGCCGCTTACATAGTATCTTCTCTTACAGGTGACATTGTACCTAAAAAAGATGCTACGTTTGTACCATTCGGTAACTATCCTGATGTTAAATCTATTATCAAATCTGGTAAGTTTTATCCAGTGTTTGTTACAGGTCTATCTGGTAACGGTAAAACAATGTCTATATTACAGGCTTGTGCTGAAGCTAAAAAAGAATGTATTAGAGTTAACGTAACAATTGAAACCGACGAAGATGACTTACTAGGTGGTTATAGATTAAAAGATGGCCAAACTGTATGGCAGAACGGTCCAGTTATTGAAGCAATGGAAAGAGGCGCTCTTCTTTTATTAGATGAGATTGACTTAGCTTCAAATAAGATTATGTGTTTACAACCTATCTTAGAAGGCTCTGGTGTATTTGTTAAAAAAATTAACAAATTTGTAAAACCAAAAGAAGGCTTTAACGTAGTGGCAACTGCCAATACTAAAGGTCAAGGTTCAGAAGATGGTAAGTTTATCGGTACCAATATTCTTAACGAAGCTTTCCTTGAAAGATTTCCAGTTACATTTGAACAAAGGTATCCTAATACTAAAACAGAAGAAAAAATATTAAACAATGTTTTAGAATCAACAGGTAAAAAAGATACCAACTATGTAAATAAACTTGTTACGTGGGCTGATGTCATCAGAAAAACCTATTTTGAAGGTGGTGTTGATGAGATTATTTCCACAAGAAGATTAGTACATATCGTACAAGCGTACTCAATCTTTAGTAATAAAGTAAAAGCAATTGAATTGTGTACAAATAGATTTGATGAAGATACTAAAACTTCATTTGTAGATTTATACACTAAAGTTGATGCCGGTGCTACTGCTGACCAGATCATAGAATCTCAAAGACAGTCAGAAGTTGCGGCTCAATCTCAAACGGATTCCAATGATGGTGAGGAAGACAAGTCGCAAGACGTTGTCTAAATCTATCAGTTTAGTCCTGAGTGGCCAATAATGGCCACTCTAAACACCCTAAGGAGGTATATTTAATTGGGACTCAAAGTAGAAGTTAAGAATAACAATGTCGAAAAGGCAATGCGTATTCTTAAAAAGAAACTTCTTAAAGAAGGCGTTATGAGACTGTACAAGATGAAACAGACTTATGAAAAGCCATCTGAAAAAAGAGTTAGAAAAGCAAAAGAAATGCGAGCTAACTTTTTAAAGAAGCAAAAAGAACTAAGAAATCTAAGAGGTTACTAGTTTTAACGTTATATTGAACCTGTATATATATTATAGACTAGGCAATTCATAAGACCTAGTCGGCGTTAAAAAGTTCAGTATTTACTTTAAAATACTGTAGAAAATCGGTGTTTGGTGGTTTACTCCGTGATAAACAAACCACCACTTGACAAAGTATAGTTGAATAACTATATAAATAATATTGAAAGTGCCAATAGTGGGCTTTCAATTTTAACTTGCTTAACAAAAGGAGATAAAAATGACTAATAAACAATTAAGCATATTCAATCAACTAAGACCTTTATCCATAGGGTTTAATAATGTATTTGACCACTTTGAGTCAATGCTAAATGACGACTTTGGATTAAGAGTCCCAACAGTAAATTATCCACCATACAATATTGTAGAAACAGCTAAGAACAAATATGATATTGAAGTGGCTCTTGCTGGTTACAATAAAAAAGATATAGACGTAACCTTTGAAGATGGACAGTTAACTATCAAATCTAAAAAATCTGATAAAGAGGAAGTCAAAGATAATACACTGTACAAAGGTATCGCTAAAAGATACTTTGAAAGATCATTTACAATCGCTGATGATGTAGAAATCAAAGGCGCTGAATTAAAAGATGGTCTATTAAAGGTATCATTAGAGAAGATTATACCTGAAACAAAAAAACCAAGAACTATTGATATTAAGTAGTTTAAAGTTATTAAAGGGCCAATTTAGTTTGGCCCTTTAACATATGTCATTGATTTAATTAGCATATTTCTTTTGTATAACCATTGTAATAATCAAAAATATATGTTATATTATATGTATAACTTAACTTGAAAACAAAAATATATTATGAATAAAGACGTAAAAATAAAGATACCAGTTTCTAACGGCCTAGTTTTTATTGAATCAAAAATAGTAAAAGTTAAAGATATTAAAGCTGAAAAAAATAATAGAATAATAGATTTTAACATTGTAAATAAATTTCAAAAAGCTATAAGAAATAGAACCTATAATACAGAATTAAATACACCACCGTGTGTATTAGAAGATTGTACATTAGTTTCCGGCTACCACAAATACAATGCACACGTATTAGAAAACCAAGAATATATTACAGTCGCAGTAGTTAAATTTATAGACTTTAAAAATAAATTAGCTGAATACTGGCAAACAACCTGGACGTCTGTAGAAAACAATCCTGATAATGATGAGTTTATTAGAAATCCTAGAACAGACCACGATATAGTAGTAACTACTTTGAATCAAATAAAATTAAATTTAATCAAACCTACTGAAGATGATGTTAGACAGTCGTTAAAAGATCAGCAAGTATCTCCAAAAAAAATTAATAAATTGTTATCAGATATATTATTTGATACAAAACTTAGTCCAACAATTTGTAAAAATTATAATGCCACGACAGCAGATGATTATATAAATGCAAATTTTAATATTGCTGTTTCTACACCTAAAAAAATAGAATTAAATTCTGATGACAATACAGTATATTTTAAACAACAATTTTATAATGAAAATGATGATAAAGATTATGATAGTAGAATATTTAATTCTTTCGTTAAAGCTCAATTAAAACACCCATCTTGTAATGTTAACGTATTAGCTTATATTGAAAACCCTAATCCTAATCATATTCTTGCAGTAAGAAAAGCAAAACTAAAATTATTTGAAAATAGAGTAAATGAAATGAGACAATTTATTAAACTACTTGATGAAAAAAAAGTAAAAGAATTACAGTTTACATTTTTACCACAATTACCTAGTGAGTTTAAATAATATGATAATACCAAACAAAGTACCCGATCAAGTAGTAGATATATCTTTCGAAGATTACAAACACAAGATATCTTTGTTTGATAGTAATACCAATAAACTATACAGAAAAACACTTAAACGATATTTTGCAAGAAGTGTTTATGATAGTACTTGTAGATATAATATTCCTTTATTTGCTAGTCATAATGCAGTATCTCAATTCCCAAAAGATTTTAAAAAAGATAACAAAAAACTAACTAATGACCATTGCTTAAGACCATCTTCTCATTTTTTTCAAATGATAATTGAACCAGAATATAGAAAAAAATATTTAGATAAAGAGTTATATAGAAAAATATTAAATATTATGTGTATATGTTGTAGAATGTTAAAAACTGAAAATAGAATATTATCAAGTTTTAATCCGAAATCAATATTAAAATGTACTACTAAAGAGTTATATGAGAAAGCTGAAATTAAAGTTTATGATTATAATAAAGATAAATTAGAAACTAAATATTTTACTCCTGCTTTTGATTTATTACCTATTGAAGTACAAGATGATATTACAGACTACGAAAATAAATTAATAAGTCTTAACGTATAACACCTTGACATTTTTTTCATATTGTGATATATTGATAATATGAAATACAATGAAGATAAAATCTTAAAAGAAATCTCAAACTACATTACTTCCACTTATGGTCAACACTATTCTGTTGGCAGTGATGGTTTTCAAGTACAAGATTTGTTTAAGACTTTAAACATTGGTAAAGATTTTTGTCACGCCAACGCAATTAAATACTTGTGTAGGTATGGTAAGAAGAACGGATATAATCGTGCTGATCTATTAAAGGCAGTACATTATGTTATATTATTATTAAACTATGATAAGGAGAAGTGAAATGAACCTAAGTACAGATACACTTGCGATACTAAAAAACTTTTCAGAAATAAATCAAAATATTTTATTTAGACCTGGAAAGAAAATTAATACAATATCACAAGGTAAAAACATATTGGCAGAAGCAGACATAACAGAAAAATTTGAAGCAGAATTTGGTGTATATGATTTACCAGAATTTTTAAGAGCAGTTGAGTTATTTAATAAACCAGCTTTAAAATTTAACGGTGGAGAGTATGTAACAATTGCTGACGAGGCAACAAAACAAGCAATCAAATATTTCTTTTCAGATAAATCAGTAGTATTATCAGTATCAAAAGGTATTACTATGCCAGATAAAACTGTAGTGTTTACTTTAAAAAAAGATGACTATGCCAAATTACTAAAGGCGTGTAATACTTTAAATCTACCAGATGTCGCTGTTAAAGGTGATGGTAAGTCTATTAAAATAGTAGCAACAGATAAAAAGAACAAATCATCAAACGATTGGTCTTTAACTATAGGCGAAACAGATAAAACGTTTACTGCATACTTTAGAGCAGAAAATTTTAAAATTATTAATGATGATTATGATGTATCTATATCAAAACAAAAAATCAGTCACTTTAATAATAGAACAAAACCTATACAATATTGGATAGCATTAGAACCTGATTCTGAATTTTAATATTAACAACTAACAATAGGAGTTTATATTATGTCAGATTTTTTATGGGTTGAGAAGTATCGACCAAAGAAAATACAAGATTGTATCTTATCAGAAGATTTAAAACAAACCTTCTTAGAGTTTGTTAAGAAAAAAGAAATATCCAATCTATTATTATCAGGTACACCAGGTACAGGTAAAACAACTGTAGCACGTGCCTTATGTGAAGAAATAGGTGTTGATTACATTATCATAAATGGTTCAGATGAAGGTCGTTATATTGATACGTTAAGAAACAAAATTAAAAACTTTGCATCAACTGTATCATTAACGGCTTCAGCAAATCACAAAGTAATAATTATAGATGAGGCCGATTATATGAATGCCGAATCGGTACAGCCAGCATTAAGAAACTTTATTGAAACGTTTTTTAATAACTGTAGATTTATCTTTACTTGTAATTATAAAAACAAAATCATACCTGCCTTACAAAGTCGTTGTACTGTAATTGACTTTAGAATTGTCAATGGTCAAAAAGTTAAAACAGCTACACAATTTATGGATAGATTATCCATTATATTAAAAGATGAAAATGTTGACTTTGATAAAAAAGTATTGGCAGAAGTAATACAAAAATACTATCCAGACTTTAGAAGAACCATAAATGAATTACAAAGATATTCAGTACGTGGTAAAATTGATAGTGGTATTCTTTTTAGTTTATCAGAACAAAATAACAAAGACCTTATTGTTAAGTTGAAAGATAAAGACTTTAATGGTATGAGAAAATGGGTTATACAAAACCTAGATAAAGAACCTAGTGCTTTGTTTACAAGTATCTATGACAATCTTTATGAACATTTAGAACCCAAATCAATACCTCAAGCAGTATTAATTATTGCTGGTTATCAATATAAGGCTGCCTTTGTTGCTGACCAAGAAATTAATATGGTTGCTTGTTTAACTGAAATAATGGCTGGGTGTAAATTCAAATGAGTTACGAATTAAAAGATTATCTTAAAGCCATTAACGAAACAAAAGAACCACTATTAGACAGTGACGATTTGACGTGGGAAAAGAAGTTTCCACCCTACATTATAAATCGTTGTCTTTCTATGTTTTGGGATACACTAATGCCGGCCAACGAAATGAACGGTCTACACTTTCTACCTAAGAAGTTACAATTTCATTTTTTAATAAATAGTATCAGAAAAAAGAAGCGATTTGGTGGTAAGTGGTTATCACAAACCAAGTTAAAAGATTTAGAGTATGTAAAAGAGTATTATGGTTATAGCAATGAAAAGGCAAGAGAGGCCTTAACTATATTGACCAAAGAACAACTTGAACATATTAAGACAAAGTTATTTAAAGGTGGGAGAAATTAATGAGTGAGAGCATTAAGTGGTCAATAGAGGATATGTTAGAGGTAACAATCAAACAGCCTGATGACTTTTTGAAAGTAAGAGAAACACTTACAAGAATAGGTGTAGCATCCAGGAAAGATAAGACATTATTTCAGTCTTGTCATATACTTCATAAACAAGGTAAATATTACATAGTACACTTTAAAGAGTTATTTGCTCTTGATGGTAAAACTGCTACGTTATCAGAAAACGATATTCAAAGAAGAAATACAATTGCAATTCTATTGCAAGATTGGGCTTTAATTGATATAGTTAAAAAAGAGGCAGCTGAAAACAAAGCACCTTTAAGTCAAATTAAAGTATTACCATTCAAAGAAAAAAAAGAATGGACACTATCAGCTAAATACAATATTGGTAAAAAGATTACAAAAGATAATGAAACAAATGGTGAATAAATGCAAGTACCTAAGTTTAAAGACTTTATAACAGAGGCTAAAAAGCCAAAAGAAAATAATATAACAGTTGTTGTTATAACTAAGGCATCGCCTAAAGTACGTCAGCAAAAGACTGGTATAAAAAAAACAAAAAAAGAAATCACAGTAAGTTTCTTACAAAGATCTTGTGAAAAAAGAAAAATACCTTTTTTTGTTATCAATACTAAACACTCAATCATTACAGACAAAGACGAAGAAAAAAATACATTAACCATTTACAACTATGATGGCGATGACAACGAACATACGTTTGTAGGAAAAGATACTGTTGTTATAACACGTGCAGGTGCGATTGAAGATGAAGCAGGTCTTTCTTTAATATCAGCATTTCAAAACTCTGGTGCATTTATGTTAAACACTAGATCATCAATGTTAACTTGTGATAATAAACTTACGTCTGCTTTGTTATTTGAAAAGTTTAATATACCAACTCCTAAGACTGCATTTATATCAAATGAAAAAAATATAGATAACGCTTTAAAAATTGTAGGTAATAAGTTTCCAGTTATTGTAAAGACATTAACAGGTACACAAGGTATCGGTGTAGTTAAAGTAGATAGTTATGATTCATTGGTATCAGTAGTACAAGCGCTATTTAAACACGATGCTGAATTAATAATACAAGAATATATGCCAACTGATTCAGATGTAAGAACCTTTGTTGTAGATAATAAAATATTTGCTTGTACTAGACGTGTTAAGAAGTCAGGAGAATTTAGATCAAACGTTCATAGAGGTGCAGTAGCAGAACCATACAAATTATCTGATGAAGAAATAGAAATAGTTTTAAGAACAGCACGTGCAACAAAAGCATATATCGTAGGTGTAGATCATATTATATTTAAAGATAAAATTTATGTATTAGAGGCAAATGGTTCACCAGGAACAGGTGCAGATTACGAAGGTTATCATTATGAAGATTATGCTGACACACCCAACACAACAGGTCCAATTAAAGGTAAACAATTAGTTGATAATATTATTGATTATGTAAATAATAGGGACAATTGGGATCGTCAATCAATCATAGAGATTGGTTACATTGAAACAATAGAATTAAAAAGTGTAGGTTTAATTAGAGCTAAATTAGACACAGGTAATGGTGCAGAGGTTAGTGCATTACACGCTGAAGAAATAGAAATTAAAGATGGCAAAGTATTTTGGAAGTATAATGGTAAAAAACATACAAGTAAACTTGAACGCAAAGTAAAAATTTTTAGAGCAAACGTAGATGACGACAAAGGCGAAGAAAGGCCAGTGGTTAAATTAGACTTAACGTTTAACGGGTTTGTTTATAAAGATGTAGAATTTGGTCTTGATGAAAGAATCAGATCACGTAATGACGTATTGTTAAATAGGGATATGATAAGAAAATTTAACGCCTCGGTAAATCCAAACCGAGAGTTTGTGTTAAGTAGAAGAATCAAACCTATTGACAAAAAGTAAATAATGTAATATAATACAATAAAGGATACATAATGAGCAATTTGAAAATATTTAGACTATCAACAGGTGAAGATGTTATCGGCCAAAAGATTGATAACAACAATTCAGAAGTAACAGATATAAAACAACCATTTGTGATTGTACCAATGCAATCAAAACCAGGTGGACCTGTTTCATTAGCACTAACACCATATATGCCTTATGCTGAAGAAGATACTGTATCAATTAAACAGAACAATATCGTAGCAG